CGCAAACAAACAATTGGGACAACAACGTGGGGAAGCTCCTGATGCTGTGGGTACTGGGAACCGCTTTTCTCATCTTATGGCCATTGCTCCTAATGCAAGTTCTTCCATTATTATGGGTAATACTAGCCCTAGCATTGAACCTTATAGGGCAAATGCTTACCGTCAAGATACTCTATCAGGTTCTTTCTTAAACAAGAATCGTTGGTTGGATAAACTCATTCAAGATAAATTATCAAATGAAAGTGGTATAATTTCACAAAATGAATATAATGATATTTGGTCATCAATCATTGCTAATGATGGTTCGGTACAACATTTAGACATTTTAGATGAGAACCAAAAGGCAGTATTCAAAACATCTATGGAGATTGACCAACGTTGGGTGATTGAATTGGCCGGTGATAGACAACAACATATTGACCAAGCACAATCATTAAATGTGTTCTTCAGACCAGATGCTAACATTAAATACATTCATGCTATTCATTTCATGGCATGGAAAAAAGGATTGAAAACTTTATACTATTGCCGTTCAGAGAAGATTGGTAAGGCAGATAAAGTGTCCAAGAAAATTGAAAGACAAGTTATTAAAGAGTTAGACATGGAACAAATTGCTCAAGGTAACGATTGTATAGCTTGTGAGGGTTGAATGCCATTATTAGTAAAAACAAAAGTTAGGCCAAGTGCCATTGAAGGCCTTGGTCTGTATGCTGATGAAGATATTTCATCTGGTACGATAGTATGGAAACATGATTTCATCATTGATGGATGGATTAGTGAAAATGATTGGCTTAATTATCCAGAATCACTAAAAGAACATATAAAACATTTTTGTTGTTATGATTCTAAGATGTGTGGATGGATCAGAGCAAGTGATAATGCAAATTGGATGAATCATTCTGATGAACCCAATTTAGATGTGCCTGATTATTATATTCACGTTGCAAACCGTGATATAAAAAAGGGAGAAGAATTAACTTTGAATTATAATGAGATAGGAGATGATGATGTCTTTTTTGATAGCGAATTTACCCCCAATTAAATGCTTTGTACGAAAGGAGTTTTTATACGACTTTGAAAAAGGATTTGGAGAATTAGTACCATGTCAATGGGTAAGTTTGAAATCAATCAAAGGCCAAGCGTTTAGGATTGAATCATATCTACCTGAATATGGAGCACTTTATGACAAGATACCATTACATGGTTATTGTTGGAAAGAAATTGAAGATGAGTTGCCTTTAGATTATTTGCAAATTTGGAATTGTATGTCTTATGACATTACCATTCTAAAGAAAGCAATCATTGAAAATTTGTCTTGTTCTTTTTTGGCTAAAGATAAAAAAATGGTCAAAGGACAATATATGTTTACAGTAGATTCAGCAAGTCCTGATTATAATATGTTAGATGTAAGTTATGCGGAAGATCCTGAAGACCACAAATCATTCAATTTTATTAAATGTGATAATGGACAGTTTGCTGCTCAGCCAAACAATAGAACTGTGTTCTTTGAGCCAAGTAGTAATCCTGCACAATTAAAACATCCTGATTTTAGAGTTGCAACTCAAGTGTATTCAGTTGAAACGAATGCTAAATGGTCATTGGGAGATACGAATACTGTAATGTATGAGAAAGTGTAAAAATGATAGCAGAATTATTGATAGCAGGATTTTTTACAGCAATAGGATGGTGGGGTGCTAACTATTATGTAATTGAACCTTATTTTCCACCTAGTGTAAAACAAACAGAGACAAAAAAAGATGATTAAAAAAGCAGATTCAAGGATTACAGATGAACGAACATACTTCAAACCATTCAATTATGCGTGGGCATATGATGCATGGCTTAAACACGAACAGTCTCATTGGCTTCACACAGAAGTACCTATGCTCGAGGATACTAAAGATTGGAAAAAGAAACTTACAGCAGAAGAGAAACAATTCCTTACACACATCTTTAGATTCTTTACTCAAGGAGACATTGATGTTGCCGGTGGGTACGTTAGGAATTATCTACCCTATTTTCCACAACCAGAGATAAGAATGATGCTCATGGGCTTTGCTGCTCGTGAGGCCTTACATATTGCTGCCTATTCTCATTTGATTGAAACTCTTGGTTTACCTGAAACAACTTACAATGATTTCATGGAATACAAAGAGATGGTTGAGAAGCATGATTATGTACTTGACATTTCAAAGCAAAATACAACTAAAGAGAATACTGCAACCCATATCGCCGTGTTCAGTGCTTTTACTGAAGGGATGCAGTTGTTCTCCTCTTTCATTATGTTGTTGAATTTTCCAAGACATGGTAAGATGAAAGGCATGGGCCAAATCGTTACATGGTCTATCGTTGATGAAACACAACATGCTGAGAACATGATTAAACTCTTTAGGACATACATTGAAGAGAATCGTGAAATTTGGAATGATGAATTGAAAAGTCGTATCTATACGATTGCAGAAAAAATGGTTGAACTAGAAGACAAGTTTATTGACTTGGCTTTCAACATGGGTCCAATGGAAGAGTTATCTCCAGAAGATGTAAAGAAATACATTCGATACATTGCTGACAGACGATTGATTTCATTAGGCCTCAAAGGTGTGTTTAAGGTAAAACGTAATCCATTACCTTGGGTTGAAGAGATGATTAATGCACCAACACATACCAACTTCTTTGAAAATCGTGCAACCGATTATGCAAAGGGTGCTTTATCTGGTGACTGGTCTGATGTTTGGGCCAGTTAATTTTTTAAATCATAATAAGAAGAATAAAAATGACAAACAAAGTAATATCAGGTGAATGCCTAAACTGTGAATCAACTTATGCAGTTGAATATGTTGAACAATTGGTCTCAACAGAATTGCCAGAACATTGCCCATTTTGTGGCGAACTCATCGAGGAATTATCCGAAGAATATATAGAGGATGATGACTATGATGAGAAAGATGAATGGTGAATTGGCAATATAATAACACAGACTTTACAGAAGACCAAATCGGTGACAGCTACGGATTTGTTTACCTTATAACCAACTTAGAGAATAACCGGAAATACATCGGTAAGAAGTTATTCTGGTTCTCTAAGACCAAACAGGTCAAAGGAAAAAAGAAACGTATAAAGGTGCCTTCAGATTGGCAAACTTATTATGGAAGTAGTGACGAATTGCAAAAAGATGTTATAATGTATGGACAGGATAAGTTCCGTAGGGAAATACTACATCTTTGCAAATCCAAGGGAGAGTGTAGTTATCTTGAAGCAAAAGAACAGTTTGCAAACAACGTTATGGAAAGTAATGATTATTACAATAACTGGATTATGGTTAGAGTAAGGAAATCACACATCAAGGACTACAATGAAAGATTACCTAAAACATCTGACGGAGGAAGATTATGATGCATACTTCTTTTTGCCACATGAATCACTCAGAGATGCAATAACAATCCAAGGAAATGTGTTCAATGATCCTGGAACAAAGATAGACGGAAGCTCTAGTGGTGATTGTTACCACATTTTGTTATTCAAGCAGGATGAAGAAGGCAATCCAATCCATTTGGATTTATTTGATGGTATATTGACTGCACCTTTGGAATATATGGACAGACTTATTCCGGACGATTGGTTTGGTATCATTTGTAGAAAAACAACAACATCCAACAAATTCATACAAGACACGTTTGACAATATCAAATCGATGTGATATAATAACATTTTAATTATTGGATTATATAATGATTCTCGTTGACCTGAACCAAGTTCTTTTAGCAGGACTCATGGCTCAAATTTCAAATCAAAAAGGTGTTAAGTTGGAAGAAAGCTTAATACGTCACATGGTCCTGAACATCCTCAGGATGCACCTAAGAACATTCCGTAGTGAATATGGTGAAGTCATACTCTGTTGTGACAACCGTAAATATTGGCGTAAGGAGTTCTTTCCACACTACAAGGCAGGCCGTAAAAAGTCCCGTGAGAAGTCTGCATTGGATTGGCATTTGATATTTGATATGTTGGCCAAATTCAAGGCCGAATTGAAAGATAACTTTCCATACAAAGTGATTGATGTTGAAGGTGCAGAGGCTGATGATGTTATCGGTACTTTGGTTCCTCTATATGCAGCCCACGAAAAGGTTTTGATTCTTTCTAGTGACGGTGACTTCTTACAATTGCAACGTTATGGTAGCAATGTCAAACAATACAATCCTGCTTTGAAGAAATATTTGAAGTCGGAAGATCCTGCTCGTGAACTAAAAGAGAAGATTATTCGTGGAGATAAAGGTGATGGTATTCCTAACATCTTTTCACCAGGCGATTGCTTTGTCCGTGACCTAAGACAAAAGCCTATCACAAAAGGCATCATGGATAAACTATTGAGTGGACCAAACACAGAATGGTCGGATGAATTAGCAAAGATTGGTTTCTCCCGTAACCAAACACTAATCGACCTGACTTTCATTCCAGAGGACATAAAGACCAAAATTATAAATACGTATGAAGATATTAAACCAGCGTCAAAACAAAAGATGTTGAACTACTTCATGGAACATAAACTGAAAAATCTAATGGATGTGATTGAGGAATTCTAATGAAAAACATGTACGAAATATTTGATGAGTTTGAAAAGGCAAAAAGCAAAAAGGATAGAATGGGCGTAATTGGCCAAAACCTGTCAAAGGTATTGACAGAGGTATTGCATTTGACATTTCATCCACAATATGATTGGTACATAAAAGAACTTCCTGAAAGTTATCAACCAAAAGAGATTCCTGCTGGAATGGGTTATGCTCAATTATCAACGGAACTCCGTAAATTGTATATGTTTAGAAAAGGTGATGCCACAGCTGACAAATTAACGGATAAAAAACGTGCTCAGTTGTTGTGGGAGTTCCTAGAAAACTTGGAACCAAGAGAAGCAGAAGTTGTTATGGGTATTTTCAATAAAGACCTAGGCGTTAAAGGCCTTGATTATAAATTCGTTAAAGAAGCATTCCCTACTCTTATACCATAATGATAAAACGAGAGAAAATTGCAGTCGTTTCTGGCTGCTATGATCCATTATCACCAAGCGAGTTAGCATTCCTAAAAATATGTAAATCCAAGTCCGATTGGCTAGTAGTTGGCCTAAATTCGGACTATGGAGTTCTTATGAAGACCGGAGTGTGTGCATTTAATTACCAAACTCGTAGGAGACTTTTGGATTCAATTGAATGTGTGGATGAAATATTCCAATTCAACGATTCTGATGGTACAGCAATACAATTATTAAAATTAGTAAAAGCGTGTTATCCAAATGCACAGATTTTCTATGTGTCTGAGGAAAACATGGAAGATACACCAGAGACAAAGGTCAAAGGTGTGACATTTGTAACAATGAGGCAGGAGTAATAGAAGTGTCGAAATTTGTAGCTAAGTTCCGTAAAGAACGTGATTCTTTTGAGGATTATAAAACCCAAAAGAAGCAGAAGAGCTTTAAGCAAAACAAAAACTATAAGCATTTCACGGATATGGATTATGCCGGTACGGAAATGGTTAAATTCAATAATAAAAGTAAAAAGCCGTTGTATTAATACAACAGACGCTTGACATACAGTCTGGAACTGTGTATAATAGACATTGTGTTTGGAGATATACAATGCTTATTCATTCCAGAATTCCCAAGTCAAAAAAACGTAAAGTTCCTAAACAGCAACAAGCTGAATATGATGCATGGCTACAATCCATCGAGGATATGAAGCCTAAATCTTTGAGCAAAACCAATATGTTACCAAAAATCAAATCCCCAGTAGTTCAAGGTGTCTATGTCCGTGAAACCAGAAAAATCCAGTCTTTGGATACTGGCGGCGGCGTGGCCACAAAAGCACCACCTAAAGTTTACACCGGATCAATGATGAAAGGCATTGCTACAATGCACAAATCAAATGCCGTGCCGGTTTTTACAGACGAACAAGCAAAAGACATATCTAGCATGAGAAGATAAAATGAAGAATATCAAAACCAACAAATTTGTGATAGAATTGAAACGCCCGGTTTGCCGGACTCCTATCAAGCCTGTCCAAATTCATAAAAAAGCGACAAAATACAGTCGTAGAACAAAAAAACACGACATCCAAATGGAAATTAATCATGGACTCTAAAAAAGACGACAAATTTCCTAAAA